CCGACGTTCATTTCAACGCTGGGGTGAAAGCTCAGTGGACGACGTATCGGCAGCAATTGAGAGACATGACTGGGGGTGAACAATGGCCGACACCTCCCTCGTAGACAACCGGCTCAAAGCCTCTGTGACGCATTTAGAAAACTTTATCTTCCAAGAGATTGACGAAGGTAGGGCCGAGTGTGTAATTGACCAAACTGACTTACAGCATTTTTTTGTCCCGACTAATGCTGAATATGGCTGTGGGATGTACACCCGCCAACTGACCGTCCCAAAAAATTTACTGTTTACAGGAAAAATCCACCGCCACGCGCACATGACTTTTTTATTGAAAGGCGAGTTGTTAGTTACTTCTGAGACGGGAAGGAAACACATTAAAGCTCCTCACACATGGGTAACACCATGCGGCGCAAAACGCGCTTTTTATGCCCTTGAGGAATCAATTCTAACTAACGTACATCTGACAAAACACCCCCAGTTAGAAAAACTACAACAGATCGAAGACGAAGTAATAGCCCCCTCTTACACAGAAATGGGACTTGCTGAAGCCGATCTAAATTTATTATTGGAGTAATCACATGGGTTTCATAGCTGGAGCAATTATTGGTAGTTCAATTATTGGGGGCATAGGCGGCTTTATGGGAGGCAAATCGTCGGCTAGAGCGCAGCGTCAAGCCGCCGAAATCCAAGCCGAAAGCTTTCGTTTTCACCGCCCTTATCTAGAGCAGAATTATGACGGCGCTCAAGCCGCTCTGGGTAATTCTATCGACGCGGGTACATACCAAGGGCAAACCTACGCAGACATGAATCCATATACCGAAGCAGGTTTCAATTACATCGGAAATATGGGCATGTTGAATGGGCAGAATGCTTATGACATGTCCCAGACAGGCGCACAGTTTGGTTCCAACTACAGTGATCTTTACAACAGTTCAACCCAAGGCGACAGGATGGGCGTTGCCCAGAATTATGCCTCAGAAAATATTAATCCCTTGATGCAAGCTGCCATGCGTGACGATCTTCGTAATTTACAAGAGAATCAAATGACGGGCATAAATCTCAACGCATCAAACAGTGGGAATATAAATTCAAGTCGTGCTGGTGTTGCAGAAGCCGTAGCGCAGCGTGGTTATGATGATAGATATTCAGATACATATGCTGACCTCAACAATCAATTAGTAAATCAAAGTCTCGGACAACANAATCAGCAGTTTCAAGATAGCCTTGCGTCTAACAAGGGTCTTCAACAGGCTTATATGCGCGGTATTGACGGGATGGGTACATCTGCTGATTTTATGATCGGCGGCGGTCAAGGGTTTAGTAATTATGCGCAGGGTGGTATGGACGACGCACAGTCTCGATTTAACAGCGCCCGTGATTATGAGCTTGATCAGAGAATAAAATACCAACAAGGCATTCTAGGCCAAGCAGAAACCCAAAGTCCTCAGAACCCAGTGATGCAGACCGCTAGTGCGGGTGCGGGTGCGTTCGGGGGTGCTATGGCTGGTGCGGGTATGGGCTTAGATATCGCTAAATTCTTGAAAGACTAATAGGAGGATATTATGGCTGCTTTAAATATAGACAAATATGGTATGACCGAAGAGCAGCGTAGGCAAGCCCGTGCAAATCTTTTGAGATCGACAACTGCAAATCGCAACCCATTCGACCTAAAGCAACGTGGTCGCGATGCTAGGAAAATTGTTAACCAAGGTGTAGATTCTGCCGGTAAGTATATTGGCGCACTTACCCCCTACGGCGTTGGTCGGGATGTTGGTGATGGTGCCGCTTTTATAGGCGCAGGTATTGAGGGCGCAGTTATTCCCATTGTTGAAAGTATCCCTCAAGCCGGTCAAGATTTTTATGATGTTGGTGCGGATGCAGCCCAAGGTGCTGGTAATTTTGTTCGTGGAATCTTAGGTACCCCCGAAGACACTAGCCAAGGTGTACGGTACAGGGACGGGGGTACTCCTGTTGGCGACGCTTACAACGATTTGCTGGTAGATGTAGGACAGTCTGATCTTTATAACTCTGCAAGAGGTCTTCGCGGTGATATTTTTGGCCCTGATTCAAAAGGCTCCTTGGCTGAACTCGGGGAATCTGCCCAGAGTGTTTATGACAACACTGCTGAAACAATTTCGGGGGCTTTAACACAAGTGCCAGTAGCTCCTACTGGGGTTTCTACTTCCACTGTTGTGCCGGTACTTACTCCGCAAATATCTCCAGATGCGACACTTACTACCGACAGCGTAGGCAATGTAAACACCGGACAAATTTTTCCAGCAGACTCTGCGTTTTACAACACAGAATATAATTCTGTTTTCCCCCAAAATTCGTCGCTGCGCGTCGGTGGTGCGCGGCGTTCTCCAAATGCGGCCCAGTTAGCAATAGCTGACGCCTCTCAAGTTGACCGCTCTGGTAGTCAGACAGATAACAAGCGAAATAACACAGGCACTAACATACCTCGCCGTCGCGTAGACTTATCTGAGAGTCTTATAAGAATGGGCGGTGCAATTATGGGAGGTGCTGATAAAGGTGCTTTGGCGGCTTTCTCAGCGGGTGCAAAAGAGTACGGCGCTATCAAAAATGAAAACAGAGGCGAAGATAAATACGATTCCGATCTCCAGCTTGAGTACGACAAGTTAGCTGCTGACGCTTCTGCAACGGGTGTTAATCTTTCTAATGCGGAAATAAAACAACAGTTGGAAAACACAGCTACTGCAAACCAATATGCAGAAGAAATAGCCTCAATGGACATGGTATTGTCCAGTCTTGATGAGTTTGGCGACACAGTTACGGGGCCGTTTGACGGCACGGCTGGATCTGCGCTAGACAATCAATCCGACGACCCTGTCCGATCACGGCGCGCCCTCCTCCGCAGCCAGATGCAGCAAATAACTTTGAATGAAACTTTGCGGAACACAGCAAAGACGAAAGGTGCTATTACTGACAAAGAGATGCTGTTATTTAAAGAGCCACAACCAAAAATGACCCAGAGCGAAGCCAAGTGGAAGGCGTACATAAAAGATCGGCGTGACGCACTTGCTAGGATTCACAACCGTCTTGTAAATAACATTCGAGTCGATTACATGACTGGGGCAACGATCAATGCAGCGGGTGTCAATCGTCCCTCTGTTTATTCTCCGTCCGAGCAAGCTGCCATCGATAAATACACCCAGTAATTGAGGTAACTTATGTCTGAAGTTATGCGACTTGAACAAGCGATTATATCCGCAGATNAAGCTGGGGATGTACAAGCTGCACAAACAATAGGACAGGCACTCAAAAAGTTGAGGCAGTCCAGTGCTGCGCCCCAAGCTGTATCTGCTGCAATACCAATAATACCAGAGCGCCAGCCTTCTCAACCCAGCGTCCCACAAGACGGGCCGCTTGGATACTCCGTAGATCAAGCGCAGCGTATGGTTGGTAAAGGTATTGAGGCTGTAGGTAGGCAGACAGGCGTACAGCAAGTTGAAGATTTTGGTTCACAGACCGTAGCCCAGCAAGACAAAGATATCCAACAAGGTGGCTACACCCCCAAATACACTTCAACTCTCCGCGACACTTGGAATACACAAGGCTACGAAGGTGCGCTAGGATGGCTGGCCGAAAAGACTCAAGAAAATGCTGTATCTGGTGGCACTGCTTTGATTGGTGGTATATCAGCCGCAGCGGTCGCGCCTGTTTCTATGCCAGCGGCTTTGGCAATAGGTGGGTCTACTTTGCTCGGGGGCGCTGCTTTAAATACTGGTGCAGCGGCCTTTGAGCAAGAGCAAAAATTAGGGGATTACGACGAGACTCTAGCGATTGGCGCTGGTGTCATTAGTTCGATACTTGACCGCTTTGGTGCGAGTAAAGTCCTGTCTCCCTCTGCATTAAAAAATATGACTGCTTCACAGATGGCCGACACGCTTCGTAGTCGAGGCTTTGGAGGTGCTGCGGCAGAAGTATTGAAAAAGACCAGTATAGAAGCTGGTACAGAGGTTGCTCAAGATGCGTTAGCGATGGGCAGTGCTGCAATCCAAGGGGGTCAGTACACAAAAGACGAGTTGATTGATAGAGGCATTGAAAGTGCTGCCCTTGGTAGTACAAATGCTTTAGCAGCGCAGACTGTCGTAGGTACAGGTAGAGCCGCCAAACGTGCGGCCCTTGGTGAAAATCAAGCAGCAGACTTGGCGGCGGCTGCATCGTTGGCTGACAAGTTACTCGCCAAATCTGATATGGGCTACGATCTAAAAAATGTTAATTCGTCTGACTCTTTGTCCGCTCGTGATGCCCTTGATGGCGTTCATAAAGACATCGTAGGAGAGATGAAAACGCACTTCGACATCCTAAGCCAGCTAGTTAAAACAGACAAAGAGAAAGACGATTTACAAACACTTCGTTCTAAAATGGAAGTGAAAGTAGCTTTTGACAAAGCCAAAAACAAAGTCAAAAACACTGTCGATGCAGCCGACTTCCAATCTGTTGAAAATCTTGTGGGCCAATGGGGTGAAGGCCAATCGCTTCTGAATAGTATGCGCGAGATGAACGAATTGACAAAAGTGGTAAACACTGGGCTGAAGGGGGGTATAAGCCAATACACCGATGCTCTCTTCCCGTTTGCCACTGGCAACAGTCAGTATATACCTACATCCCCCTTTGATCAGCTTCGCGCTTTGGGTACAGGGGGTCTTGCGGCCAGCACTGGCGGCACTTCTGTACTCTACCAAGGGGGTGGCGCAGCCGCAGGGCGTTTGATTGATAGCCTAACGGGGCGGCGCAGCCGTGTCGCAAAGTATGTAAAAGATAACGCTGGTAAAGGCAATCTACCCACAACAACCGCGCCATCTTATCTTGAGTACGTGCAGCAAGAGAACTTGAAAAAAGAGGCTGCGAAAGTTGCTGCGGTAAAAGCTGTGGCGCAAGAGAGACAGACAAAAGTATTAGCAAAAGAGGCTGTGCTGAAGTCTAAAGCACTCCAAGATGCCAAAAAAGCAGAAACTGTTGCTAGTACCCGCGCATTTGTAAATGCACAAGATCCCTCTGGACGTAATGTAGATAACACAAGCCCCGAAGGGAAATTTAGCCTCGGGACTGGTTTAGATCGGCAAGGTATTTTTCAAGTCCTTCCGTTAATGATTGCCCAATTAAATAACGATCCAAATCCTTCGGCAAAACTCATTGCTGCTGACTTAAAATCAATTATTACAAATATTAATGAAGGAATCACTCCAGAATTTACTGATTTTTCTTCTACAATTCAACTGACCAACAGTTTTCTGGACAACAACCCAGAATTAATCAAGTTAAGAAAAGCCCAACCAGATAGACAAGTTTTCAATGCTGTGGAACCTGCGGCTAATTCGTCTGGTCTTTCTGCTGCTGCGGAACGGGGTAAAAATCAGAATATAGAGTTTGTTCAAAGGGCTATTAACGAAATCAATGCAGCAAGCCAGAGTGAAATAACTCCAGTACAAAAAGTCCAATTAATTAGCACCTTAGAAATATTCAAAGCGCCTCAAAATAACAATATTTTAATTGTCTTTGATAACGAGATGACAAAATTAAAATCNCAGGGCGTACCCCAAGATTTAATTAATAAGTTCATCGTTCCATATCTTCAAANAGTACGCCNACAGCAAATGTAGGAACCACACCCCCAAGGAGAACTTAATGAACGTCACTGCAATNCAATTTGTAGANGTGCTTACGTCTATCGAAAAGGTAGACGCAAGCCCACTACTGAGTCCAGACCAAAAAAATCAAATATTTAAAGATATGCATTTTGCGCTNCCCGCAGATTTTTATTGTACGACTTGCGTAAGTACACGCGAGATAGTCGAAGGCATCTTNGTTGATCGCCTTGTGGAAGCAAAAAAACAACAGGAGATACAGTTTGGAATCAAGAAAACAGCGCGCAAAAGCTCCAAAAAAAACTCTAGTCCAGCCTCGACAAGCTCGGGCAAAGGAAAATAACTATTTTCATACAATGATGCAAACAGAAGAAGGCCGTGCGCTACGCCGTCAGTGGGCTACGAAACCAAGGAAGAATGGAGGTCGGCCAAAGGGGGTTCCCGATGGACACACAAGAGAGTCCATTGCCCCTTTCCGTGCCGAAGCTAAACAATATGCGAAACGAATGGTGGAACTTATGGCTAAAGAACACAACATCGAAGATGACTACCAAAGAGAGGCTTTAGAAACGGCTGTTAGCATTCTCAGGCTTGACGGCGAAACGAGAGAGCGGCTTGCTGCTGCCCGACTAGTTTTGGATTTTACTAAGTCAAAGCCTGTAGCAAAAACGGACGTTTCTATTAGCAAAGCAGAAGATTTTCTGTCGAGCCTCCTTGTAGATGAGGAGAAATCATCAGATGAACAATCGACTACGGGCTATCCGTAAAAAGCTATATGAAAACTTCCCTTTTTACTCCAAATCAGCGTTAAAAATACGCACAAAGGAAGGACAGATAAAACCATTGGTGTTAAACAATGCTCAGACAATATTGTCAGATGCTATTGAGAACCAACTAAAGTCCGAAGGTAAAATAAGGGTAGTAATACTGAAGGCTCGGCAGCTTGGATTAAGCACCCAGATTGGTGCATATCTTTACTACTCGGTGAGTCAGCGTCCAGCTTGTAAGGCTATGGTTGTCACCCATGCAAGCGACAGCACCCGCGCACTTTTTGACATGACAAAGCGATACCACGAACACTGTCCAGAAATCCTCAAGCCACACACAAAATACTCCAGCCGTCGGGAGCTTACTTTTGATGTTCTCGACAGTAGCTTTATTGTCAGCACGGCTGGTGGTGAGTCCATCGGGCGCGGGGAGACTCTGACGCACGTTCATGCTTCTGAGCTTGCGTTTTGGCAACGATCATCTGCACAAGACAACTGGAACGGACTGACTCAGGCCGTACCCAATGTTTCTGGAACTGCCATTTTTGTTGAAAGCACTGCCAATGGTGTTTCTGGCGTTTTTTACGATATGTGGAAAGGCGCTGTCGATGGCACTAACGGCTACATTCCAGTGTTCATTCCTTGGTTTGTTGATCCACAATATTCCGAGAAAGTCACAGATCATTTCGAGAAGACACCGGAAGAAGAAAAGCTGGTAGAGATTCACAATTTGACGGACGGACAGCTTATGTTCAGACGACGGAAGATTGCCCAGAACGGCCTCGATCTTTGGAATCAAGAATATCCCGATACGGCAGATGTGGCTTTTAGAACGTCTGGTCGCCCAGTGTTCAATCCAGAGAAACTTTTACAGATGATTGAAGACTCAAAAGACGTAAAAGAGCGTATGGCACTGGAAGGCGACGATTGGTTACACAATGCTCGCGGCGAACTGACTACGTTTATGAATCACGAAGAAGGCGAGCAATACGTCATTGGCGCGGACACAAGCATGGGAGTCGGAGGGGATTACAGCGTTGCTCAAATCCTTGACTCTAAAAAACGTCAGGTAGGCGTTTGGCGCGGTCATGTCCATCCCGATTATTTCGCTGAAGTTCTTTTTGCCCTCGGTACTTATTTTAACGATGCCTTTATTTGTGTCGAAAACAATTCTCACGGCATCTTGACTTGTACAAGACTCGGTAAAGATATGGCTTACCCCAATTTCTACACTGAAGTAAAGCACGATTCAATAACTGATCGAGAGACTGTCAAATTGGGCTGGACAACTACGTCAAAAAGTAAGCCCCTCCTTATTGACCAACTCCGTGCGGCTGTGCGCGAAAACGAAATCGAAATTAACTGCAAAGTGACTCTACGCGAGATGATGACTTATGTTGCTACAGAGACAGGCCAGATGACTGCCGAGTCAGGATGTCACGACGATTGTGTCATTTCTCTTGCACTTGCAAACATGGTTCACGAAGGCGCGTGGGAGCCTGTTGAATCTACAAATGAATATTACATAGAGATGGTGTGACATGGCAAAAAAACGCGACTACAAAAAGATAAGTGATACGCAGATTGTCACGCTGGTCGATGACAACGTGCGGCGGTCAGTTGGCTATTACGATTCTGAAATATCAAAAGAACGTACAAAAGTTGTCGATTATTACAACGCTGTTTTGCCGCGCCCTGCCCACGATGGTAACAGCAAATATGTGTCTCAAGATGTCTTTGATTCTATCGAGTCAATGAAAGCTCAGTTGCTTGAAGTATTTAGCAGTGGTTCCGGTATTGTAAAATTTGATGCACAAAATGAAGAAGACGTTGCACAGGCCAATGTGTGTACAGCATACGCTGATTACGTCGCTTTTCGACAGAACGATTTGTACTCCGTGATGGCAACGGCGATTCACGATTCCCTTGTTGCTCGAAATGGAATAGCAAAAGTGTTCTGGCAAGAGCAGACGGATTTCACCACTGAGTATTTTGAAAACCTTACGCCAGATGAGCTTGATATGCTCTTAGCGCAAGATAACGTCGAGTTAAAAGAAACTACTGCCGATGAATTTGGGCTTGTAAGTGGCGAAATCTGTTTATACCGCGACACCAGCCAAGTCATTATTGAAAACGTAGCTCCCGAAGAATTTTTAATTGAGCCACAGGCGCGTAGTCTTGAGGACGTTAACTTCTGCGCCCATCGCACTCGCAAAACATTGAGCGACCTCCGCAACGAGGGTTATTCCGAATCTTTGTTAAGTGAGATAGGCGACCACGGTGACGTTGATCTTGAGACTGATCCAGAGGTGCTGGCGCGCCACGGGAATTCTAGCCGAGGTTTTGGCGCTGATGCTTATCAGGATCAGGTTCGTTCAGTACAAATTACAGAAGCATTTATCAATATCGACATTGAGGGGTCTGGAGTCGCAGACTTATATAAAGTGACAAAAGCTGGCAATGTTTTACTTGATAAAACAAAGGTATCCAGAAGACCCTTTATTGCTTTTGCTGCACTTCAGACTCCTCATGCTTTTTTTGGAGCAAACTTTGGAAGCAAAGTTATAGCAACTCAGAATGCCAGAACTGTGCTAACTCGCTCGATTCTTGATCATGCGATGATTACTAATAACCCCCGTTACACAGTAGTCAAAGGGGGTCTGACAAATCCTAAAGAACTGACTGACAACCGTGTCGGCGGTTTGGTCAATGTCTCTCGCCCCGACGCTATTATGCCGATGGTACAAGCTCCTTTAAATCCGTTTGTGTTTAAGACGATTGAAATGCTTGATGAAGACAAGCAAGACACCACAGGTATCAACAGACTTTCTACTGGAACTAACAAAGATGCTGTCTCCAAGCAAAATTCGGCTGCGATGGTCGAGCAGTTATCTTCTATGTCCCAAGGGCGGCAAAAGATTATAGCGCGCAACTTCGCGAATCAGTTTTTAAAGCCTCTTTATCAAGAGATATACCAGCTTGTAATAGAAAATGAAACTGAAGAAAAGATGGTCGAACTTGCGGGTAATTTTGTCCCAGTTGATCCAAGTAAATGGGCCGACAGGCGGGATGTTTCGATTAGTTTGCATCTGGGTTATGGCGAACAGGAAAATGAAAGTCGGAAATACATGGCTATGCATCAGGTGTTCGTAGGTGATCCAGAATTGTCGAAAATGTACACCTCCGAGAACCAGTACGCTTTGATGAAGAAAGTTATGGAACTGAGTGGCGTGAAGAATGTTACCGAGTACCTAACTTCGCCTAGCAAGTTGCCGCCCGAGCAACCTAACCCTGCCGAAGAGCTACAGTTAGAAATGCTCAAGAAGCAAATTGAAGTGACTGAGCGACAGACTCAGGTAGCTGAACTCAAGACAAAGATGCAAGCACAGAACGACGCAATGAAGATACAGCTAGAGACTTTGAAAGCTGAGAATGCGTTTGCTATTTCTAGTGACGAAGTTGATCTTGCAGAAGCTCAACTGTTGCATAAGAAATTCATCGATGCCGCTGAACTTGCAATTGTTCAACAAGCAGATGAAATCGCAGCGATTGCCTCGCCAAGAGGATAATTTTTCAACACTACCAAGGAGATGAAATGTCACAAGAAGAGCTAATCGAGCAAGGTGAAGCCGCCCAGACTCTGTTGGAGACGCCTGTATTTAATCAGACGATCAACCAACTTCTTAATTCAACCTACACCACGTTCTTCAACAGTAAGCCTTCTGAGTTTAAGGAGAGAGAAACTGCACATCAGCACTATCAAGCTATTGTGGATATTGTCTCTACCTTGCGCCAGAAGGTTGAAATTAAAGATGAAATTTTAGTAACCGCTAATCAACTTGAAGATGGAGAGGATCATGTCTGATAAAGATAACGTCCAGCAAACCCCTGATTCACGCATACTGCATCACAACATTGACGATGCAGCAGATGCCATTCTAGGCAGATGGGAAGACGCTCAAGAAGAAGAAACTTCTGAGCTATCGGATCAAACCCAAGAGGCAGAAGATGAAACCCTCGTCGAGACAGAGGATGAATCTGAACTTGAAGCTGAAGAGGAAGTAATAGATGAAGAGACAGAAGCAGACCCCGAAAAAGGCGAAACCGAAGCCAACGAAGAAACCGAAGAAGAGCCTCTACCGTTAGCGGAAGATGCTCTGGTTGAAGTCGTTGTTGACGGTAACACTGAACGGGTATCTGTGAAAGACCTCAAGCGTCTTTACGGCCAAGAAGCAGCTTTAACAAGAAAGTCTCAAGAAACCGCAGCCCAGCGTAAACAGGCAAATGAAAGTCTGGAACGTGCAGATGCGTCATTACGTGTAATGCTAGACCGAGCAAAAGAGCGTTTTAAGCCTTATGAAGAAGTCGATATGTTGGTTGCCTCTCGGCAGCTAACTCCCGACGACTTTGCGGCACTTCGCAAAGATGCAAAGGAAGCAGAGCAAGACTTGAAGTTTTTAACTGAAGAAGCTGAAGGTTTTTACGGAAAACTGAAAGAACAGCAAAACGAAGCGAAGCAGCAAGCCGCTGTGGAGTGTGTGAAAGTTCTAAAAGAGAAAGTGCCTGATTGGTCGAATGATCTTTACAACGAGATACGTCAGTACGCGATTTCTGTTGGACTTCCAGAGGCTGATGTCAATGGCTATACCGATCCTTCGGTAATAATGCTTTTGAACAAAGCCCGACTTTTTGATGCTGGTAAGAAAGTTGCAACCGCTAAAAAGCAGAAGGCTCCCCCTGTTAAAACTTTACGTGCGAAAAAAGCTCCTCCAACAAAAGTTGATCGAACAGCAGCAAAGCAAAAAGCTGCTATAGATAAACTTAGGAATAGCGCGAGTCGTGGTAATGACCTTGACGACATTGCAGACGCGATTATGTCTCGATGGGCTGAATAACCCCAAACTGTAAGAAGGTAAAATACTATGAGTTTATATTCAACATACGACCAAGTTGGTCAAAAAGAAGATGTGTCAGATTTGATAACCGACATATCACCCACTGATACGCCATTTTTTTCTCTTATTAAATCTGAGAAAATATCGGCTAGGACATTTGAATGGCTTGAAGACTCGCTCGCTAGTGCGTC